ATGGTGCGCCAGTCTACCGTTCGGTCTTACATGCAAGCTCTCAGGCTGCTGGGACTGCACGAGACCCCGATGAGCGCTCTGTCTCTCCAACTGCTGTTCTCCACACTGGAGACGGTCACCAACATCAACACGCGCCGTAAGTACACAGTCGCACTACGTGCCATCTTCCGGGATGAGCTTCCGGGCATCAAGGGACTGAAAATTCCCAAGGCAGTGCCGAGGGAATACGACCTCCCCACGGAAGAGACGCTTCGGTTCATCCTCATGATGTCGCCCTTTGAATTCTATGGGTTGCTCATGATGTACGGCGGTCTGCGTATCGGTGAGGCTGTAGCCATCACGCCAAAAGACCTCAAGGGGAACATCCTCAAAGTCACCCGGCAAAGGGATGACATGGACCACTTGGTTTTGAGCAAGACCCAAGGGGATGTGGTTATCCCTAGGTGGCTCGCAGAGCGTGTAAAGGCTCACAAGCCTGAGACAGTCACAACCGGGGCCGTACGCGAGAGCCTGTGGCGGTACGGCAAGAAAGTCGGGGTTCACGTCAACCCGCACATGCTGAGGCACTGGTACGCCACACAGCTAGCCAAGAACAAGGTCTCACCCAAGGCAGCACAGAAGCAGCTACGCCACAGTGACATCAAGACGACGTTGGACTTCTACACACAGTTCAGCGGCAAAGACATCCATGACATCGTTGATGACATCTTTGGGGGGTGACATCTAGCAAACACACGAAGGCCCCGGTTTCCCAAGGGAAACCGGGGCCTTCTGATGTTCAGAGCCAGATAGCGGCTACATCTCTCTTGTCTAGGTCCGGGTCTCCTTCCCAAGGTGAGGGAATGTCCCTGTAAGGACGCCACCCAAGCGGCACGTCCTTGTGCCGAGGGTTGGTCTTGGCTTCCCATGACTGCCAATGCTGGTAGCACTTCTGAAGCCAAGCCTCAGCAGCCGGACGGGAATTCCATTCGAGAGGCAGGAGGGATGACGGGTCATCCTTGTCAGGGAGCGTGCAGTAAGCCCACAGCTCCAAGTCGAGGATGACCCATAGACGTTGGTCGGGGGTCATGGTGGGGACGTAGCGACTGGGCATGACACTTGGGCTATCGAGCCATTACAACTAACCGCGACGTCTGACAAGGCGTCAGAGCGACGTCAAACAGGGCGTCAAACCGGTGTCATTGTCGCCGTCACAGGGCTACCGTGATGACCATGAAGACACCGAACGCCAAGCTCCGAGCTGTCCGCATGGGCTTGCTCATGAGCCAAGACGACCTAGCCCGAGCCATCCGTGAGGCTGGCCAGCAAGCAGGGGAACCCAACGACGCCAACAAGCGGCTCGTACAGCGCTGGGAGGGCGGGACGACAGCAGCACCCCGACCGGTCTACGCAAGGGCTCTGGAGAGGGTCACAGGGCTTCCCATCGATGCTCTGGGGTTCACGGCCCCTGTGCCGACCGCGCGGGTCTCAGACGACGGGCACGGGGGTCATGACCTTGAGCCATCGTCGGCAACGTCCCCCAGCTCGACCACACCAACGGCTCAGACAGCTACCAGGACACCGAACGGCAACTATTCGGGTATCTGGCTGAGCCGCTACGAATTCTTCTCAAGCGGACGTGACGAGACGTTCACGGGGCTTCATTACGTCGTGCTCTTGCAGCATGGCAACAAGCTCACGGTTAGGTCTCTACCTAACGCCTCTCTCAACCCCAATTCTCCTCTCACCATGGACTTGACCCTTGATGGGAACGTAGTCACAGGGACTTGGCTTGAGGAGACTGCCTCTGAGGGTTACTACGCAGGGGCTAGGTATCACGGTGCCATTCAGATGCTCATTGAGCCCACTGGAAGGCGCATGGTCGGCAAGTGGTTGGGGTTCGGCAAGGAATTCGACGTGAACACGGGTCCGTGGATACTGGAATTCAAAGACGCCAACACCAACAAACAAGCACTTGAGAAGTGGAACACCCGACCAGAAGCATGAAGGCAAGACAAAGGGCCCTAAGCGTTTAGTCGCTTAGGGCCCTTAGCTTTGTCTAGCTATGCATCCGGGTTGGTCTTACCGGTGCTGCGGTAGTACGCCTCAATGATGGTGGAGGCGATACGGCCCCTGTCCTTTACCTCGTGTCCGGCACCCTTGGCCCATGCGCGAATAGCGTCAAGGTCGTGAGGGCTCTTTCCCTTGGGGGCCGTAAGCGTTGCCTGAGCGCCACGGATGACAGGCGCCTGAGCTTCACGCGCGTTCTTGAGGAACGGGGCAAGAGCCTTTTCGAGCTTGTCTCGGCTCACCTTGCCCAAGTCCACCTCATAGTGAACGGTCTTGTAGTACTTCTCTACCTTGAGCTTGGTAGAACCATCTTCGTTCTTGATGGGGTCACCCTCGGCATCAAGCTCTTCTACCTCTTCCTCTTCCTCTACGGGAACAGAAAGCTTGAGGGTCTGTACGTCCTCAGTGGTCTTGCCGTCCACATCGTCCGTCGTAGAGACCTTGACGTAGACAGTCAGGTTACCGATGCCATCGACGTAAGCCTGTGTCTCTTTGACCCCAGGCTCATCCTTCTGGTCTGCGGTTACCGGCACTGCATTGGTCGCCATGTGGCTTCCCCTCTGTTCTTGGTGGCAAGAGGGTAGCACGCAGCCTCATTGTCAGTGCCGGATGTTAGAATAGAAGTAGTGAGCAAGAGGTGGCAGGAAGAGCCAGAAAAAACTTTTTAAGCACTACACGCTAGCGACCAAAACGGGCCGCCTGAATTGGACATAAGGGACCCTAGATGGTAAGGTAGTAGTAGTTGAAACAACGTGGACTAGACGTTAGGAGATACCCAAGAACTTGAAGCTTGGCCCTCGGTGCTAGTCCCACCGGGGGCCTTTTCTATGCCTCAACAACTTAATAGCAATACGGGCAGACTTCGGACCTGAAATGACAGGCACACCGGTTCCAACTTGAAAAGTCCTTGGAACCCCACTTAGCCCAGGGTAGGTCAAAGCAGACGAGACAAACGGTAGCCGCTGCTTTGAAGTAAGGATAAGAAGCAGAGAACAACTTCTCTAACCAGGATGACTGGTCTAGGGAATTCGTATGTCCAAAAACAAGATAGAAGGTAACAAGGAATGAAGACACTAGGTTTTGATGGAACAGAATACAAGGCAGTAAGCAAGTACAAGACTTTCTGCTCGCTCTGCTCAAGGATGGTTTACAAGGATGAAGCTTGCTTCACATGGGATGGTCGAATGTTCTTCGCTCACCTCAACTGCAACGATGAGGAAGTAAGAACAAGGATGACTAACACTGAATTTAGAAAGACAGCTAAGAAAACAAGCAAGAGACCTAAGAAGAGATGACGCGTGCGGCCATGCCGCACGGCGGGGCTTTGCCCCGCAAGCTTAAGGAGACAACTAATAACAAGGAGAAGAACATGGAACTGTTGATAATTGCCGGGTTGGTCATCTCTGCTTACCACCTAGGTAAGAGCAAAGGTTACGACAAGAAGAAGGCGGAAGGATGCAAGCACGTCATCATAGTCAAGGAGAAGAAGAGGTAATTGGGAAAAACAGTTAGATGCTCAAGATGCAACAAGGGAAAGACGCTTGGCGAAAAGTGGGTAGTCATCAACGAAGACATCTACCACAAGAGGTGTGCCGAGAGGATAGAGAAAGGCAAGAGATAAAGACATGCAGCAAGTGTGAGGGTCACAAGACCCTTGCCTCATTCAGGATGGCTCAGAGAAGCACAGACGGATACGACTGGTGGTGCAAGAACTGTCGGAGCGACTACGAGACAGAACGGCGGGGTTCGAGGAAGAGGTACAGAGACAAGAACCATGACGTAGTCCAACCCTTTGACTGGCACACCTTCCTTGCCGACGTTGGAGCCTAGTACAAACCATGGTACAAATGTGCCGGCCTCCCCGTGATGGTACAAACTGTGGTACAATGAAATAGTCATCGAAACATATTCCCTTGTTGGGGGCCTAAGGCACTGAGCTTTAGGCCCCTTTCTCATTGTCACGTTTATGTAACAGAATTAAAGGCACTACTAACTGGAGGCTTTTCTTCAAGCGCGCTAATAGATATTCCTTTATAATAGAAATACAGGCAAAGGAATGAGCCTGAATAAAACAACAAGGAATAGATGACATGTTTGAAATGACACAAGAAGGCTGGCTTAAGGTACCGGTCACGCAGGATGAGAAGAACCAATGCAAGGTAGTGGGACAACAGCGTACGCACTATCAGAAGGTTATTAGGGGCAACGCAGATAACCCCGAATACGCTGGAAAGACTTTCCGGGTCATGGGAGCCGACCAAGACGCTCTAGGCGTTATGGCAGAAATGGCGGTAGTGAAAGCACTAGGCCTACCTACCTTTGACCTAAGCAATTGGAGCTACTACGTAGAAGACAACCGCTACAAGCTCCCAGAAATTATGTGGTTCCTAGAGGTACGTAGGGTCAATAGTCCTGCCAACCCTTTGAAGGTGTTCCGCAAGGATGTAAGAGATAACGCTCTCAATGTGAAGACCTACATCGACTTTGAGGCAGAAAACGGCCGGGTGTTGAGCTTCAAGCCTTACGTCTACATCCAAGGATGGAGAGAAGCCACAAGAGGCTTTGAGCAAGGCCAGTACAAGTCAGAAGACCTAAGACACGTACACAAGCTAGAAGAGCCTGAGACGCTTATGGAAGCGTTCTACAGCCGCCTTGGCTTCGGCTACGAGGTGGCAGCATGACATTCGGACTACTGCTCATCCTTGCCATGCTATGGGCATACGCACTAACACACACACTATTGGAGATGGAGAAGTAATGGAAACAAAGGACATGAACCAGCTAATGGTAGTCATGGAAAAGCTCTGCCTGGTCTTTGGTCAGTCAGATGATGAGGTTAAGCGCATTGAGCTACGACCGGGGGTTATCCGCTTTGTACGCAATGATGGATGGCTCGAATTCACCGGGGTTGATGGTTCAGGAATGAAGTTCACACCAAACAAGGAGACAACATGAGATACGAATACAAGCGCCTTACATCAAGCCTAGGCAGGCTTCTAACAGAGCCAGAGCTTAACGCCCTAGGTACAGAGGGATGGAACCTCATTCACGTTATCGGTACCACTTGGTACTTCCAGCGTGAGCTAAAGGTAGTTACACCAAGACAGACAAGAACTAAGAAGGAGGTAACACAGTGAATGTAGAAGTAGAGGTAGCAGTAACCGACATCTGTAATGCGGCGGGTATCCCTCGTGCAGATGTAGTAGCAGTAACAGTAGACACACTAGGTGTCACGTTCTCCATCATCGCTAGAGATGACAATGGTGACCCAATGACGAACGGTGATGGCATCTATCTTGTTAGGCAGTATTACGCACTGTGAGCAAGTACAGCGCAAGGACGAGCAACTATAAAGCCAATAGGTTGCTCGTCCTCAAGCGTGATGAATACACCTGTGTACTACAGCTTGAGGGGTGCACTGTTGAAGCAACTGAAGCAGACCATGTCATCCCTAAGTCACAAGGAGGAACAGACGACGTAGACAACCTCGTTGCTGCTTGTAAGAATTGCAACAACAAAAAGTCCGACACTGTATTGACAAGGAAGAATTGGCTAAACCCACGGTGGTTCGCCTGACAACGACCCCGTTTTTTCTGAGAACGCGCTAAACGACCCCGCCCCCAGTCAACTTTTTTACACGAGGTGGTGAAAACTTACGCCCTAAGGAGGCACTTAAAACACAATGAGCAACACATTTACACAGAGCGTCAGGCTATTTCTTGATGCTGCCGAATGGTTGGACCAGGAGGCCGATGCACCGGCTATCACTGCCCTTGAAAAGCTAGCTGAAGCACTAGACAAGAACGTCACGGCTAGCCTTGCTGCGGAATTCAATAAGACGTTCCGCTATTTGCGTACTTCAAAGCCTGTCACTGAAGACGACCTAGATGATGAGGACTTGGCGCCAAGGGAATGACGGCTCCACTTTGGATGCCGACCCTTTACACCCCTTCTCTCAATGGAACAGAAGACTTCCCGACTGATGGTGACAGGCTCATCAGGGTTGTTGAGAAGTATTGGAGGGTTCCTGACACCGGAAAGCTAGTCAAGCTCTATGACTGGCAAAAATGGTGGCTAAGACACGTCCTTGAGCTGTACCCGGATGACTGGCCAGTTGTTGAGCTAAGAGGAAAGCTCCGCTATCGACAGCTAGTCACAAGCCTTGGTCGGCAGAACGGTAAGAGCCTCCTAGGTTCCATCCTTGGCTTTTATGGCCTTGTCATGATGGCTAAGGGCCCGGTCGTTCTCTCTCTTGCTCACACGCTTGAGGGAGCGAACATCATCTATGACCGTGTGAAGTACGCCATCAATAGCAATGCTCGGCTAGGTAAGGGCATTAAGGCGACCGGTACCCGAGGAATTCAGAAGACTGACGGCTCTGGTATCTACAAGGTCAAGCCTGCCAAGGAAGAGGCTCTACAGGGCATCCCAATTGACCTCTGCCTCTTTGATGAGGTTCACATCTGTCCTCCTGAGATGTGGAACGCAGTAGTCAACGGCATGCGCTCAAAGGCACAGGCAGTGGTCTGTGGCATCACAACGGCCGGTGACGAGAACAGCGAGCTACTGCACGCGCTCTACGAGACAGGGCGACAGGCGGCTACTGGAGACCCTCGTTACGAGCGGTTCGGGTTCTTCCTATGGGAAGCACCTGAGGGAGCGTCTACGGACGACCCAGAGGCCATTAAGGCTGCCAACCCGACTGTTGCTTGTGGAGCCATTCCCGTACAGCGGGTCATTGACGACACCAGGAGCGAGCCAGAGCACAAGAACAGACGCTTTGTGCTTAACCAGTTCGTCACCTCTGAGGGCTCTTGGTTGCCTATGACGTTCTGGCGTCATGCTCCTACTGGCTCCATCCCTGCCGGAGCAAGGGTTTCGTTCTTCATTGACCGTACTGCCTCTTGGGAATACGCCTATGTCCGGGCGGCTGCAAAGGTAGGTGACGTCATCTATGTAGAGACAGTGGCAACCCTGGTAAAGCCTTCCCGAGAAGGGCTGCTAAGGCTCTGTCAGCTTCTTTGGAAGCATGCACCTATCAGCTTTGTTCTTGATGGTCACATGCTAAGAGACTTGGGAGACCAGCTAAAGCAGCACGGTTATCCGGTGAAGGTTCTCAAGGCTGGTGACATGATGAATGCGGCGGCTACCTCCTATGCCTTGCTTGCTCAAGGGAAGGTAGTGCACGACCATGACCCGCTTGTGACTTATCAGATGCCTAAGGCTATGCGTAAGAACATTGGTGAAACATGGGCTGTTACCCGCAAGGGAGGAACGGTAGAAATTGACGGGGTAATGGCAACCATCATGGCTATCTACATTGCCGCAACAGAAAGCGAAGTAAGGATGATGTAGGCCGCACCCTAATACAATGTGTGCTACAATAGTCTTAACATGAAAACTTCTAATGGAAAGGGTTTCTGGAACAGGCTCTTTAAGCGAAATGATGGTGTATCAGCGCTAGAAAAGCGTGCACTTAGTGCCCCTGTTCGCCCTGACTACATCACGACTGTTACGGCTGACGACGCATTGCGTATTAGTGCCGTCTTTCGTGCTGTCTCCATTCTCAGCACTTACATGGGTCAATTGCCTGTAGGTGTTTGGCGCAACGGCTCTGAGGTTGCTAACCCTGGTCGTAAGGTTGCCTCTCTCATTGAGCGACCTAACTACCATCTGTCTCAGTCTTCATTCATGAAGCAGACAACGGTATCCCTAGCAACCTCAGGCAATGCCTATTGGCGTCTGTATCGCTCAGAGCCAAACGCTAGTGGCATCGTAGAGAACATCCAGGTTCTTAACGCTCACAACGTCACTATTGAAATTGACCTTGAGACAGGTAAGCGTTCTTACGGCTACTTTGATGAGCGAGGAACTTACCGTTTCGAGGACTGGCAAATTAAGCATCTTCGCTTGTTTGAGCTTCCTGGTTACGAATACGGACTAGGACCTATTCAGCAGGCTCAGACAGAGCTAACAGGCGTTGTAGATACCCAAAGCTATGCCGGTAACTGGTTCCGTGAGAGCGGCATCCCTAACGGCATCCTGCGTACAGACCAGCCATTGCCACCGGGCATGCATGAGCAGTACGCCGAACAGTGGGATGACAGACGACAGGGCTATAAGACCAAGGTTCTGTCTCATGGTCTCGACTACAAGCCAATGGTTCTCGCTCCAAGAGACGCACAATTCCTTGAGGTACAGCAGTTCAACGTAACCTCTATTGCTCGTCTGTTTGGTGTGCCTGCTGCAAAGCTCTTGGCTGAGGTTAATGGAAACAGCATGACTTACCAGAACCTCTCTGAGGCGAACACGGACTTTATCCGTGACACCTTGTCTGCCTACATCAAGGTTATTGAGGAAGCTCTTACAGACCTCATTCCACGCGGGCAGTCAGTCAGGTTCAAGGTTGAGGCTCTTCTAAGGGCCGACCAGAAGACCCGTTATGAAACCCACGCTATCGCCATTGATAAGGGCATCAAGACGGTCAACGAGGTTCGAGCAGAGGAAGGCTTGCCACCTATTGACGAACCAACCCCTAAGGAGGACACCACAAAAACACTATGACAGGAATTGAAACACGTTCATTCGAGGTTAGGAGCGTACAGGAAGACCGAACAGTAGAAGGCATTGCCGTTCCATACGGCGAGACTATCGACCTAGGCGGTATCTATGAACGCTTTGAGCCGGGGGCTTTCGGTGAACCAACAGACGTAAAGCTCTTCTCAGAACACAGAGACCTCATTGGGGTTGTAGAGAAGACAGAAGACACCGACAAGGGCTTTGTTATCAAGGCTCGCATCTCTAAGACACCAAAGGGAGACGAGGTTTATACCTTGCTCCGTGATGGTGCACTAAACAAGTTTTCCGTTGGCTTCATTCCGGTTGAGACCCGCGAAGAAGACAACGTATTCGTACGCACAAAGGCCGAACTGAAGGAAGTTTCCGTTGTTGCCTTTCCTGCTTACACAAATGCAGACGTCGCGCTTGTTCGCAACGCTGACACCACATCTATCAAGGAGACACATATGTCTAACGACACTAATGCTCCGGAGGTTGCAGAACTAAGAGACGCTGTAACTGACTTGGAGCGCAGGATGGCCACAATTTCAGAGGCTAAGCCTGCTAACGCAACCCTTGACATCCGTTCTGCGGGTGAATTCATTAAGGGTCTACGTGATGGTTCTACCAAGGAAAAGGTAGAGCACTACAACCGTGCATTCTCAGGAATGACAACGACTGACGGTAATGTTCAGCCTGCTTGGGTTGCTTCTAATATCCGTCTTGCTAACGAGAACCGTGACACCCTGAACCTCTTCTCAAAGGAGGCTCTACCAGCATCCGGAAACAGCGTTGAATACCTAACCCTTTCTGCGGCTACCGGTACTGTTGCTGTTCAGGCTGCTGAAGGTGATGACCTTGGTTACCTTGAGGTTGTTCTAGATGACGCTACTGCCCCAGTAAAGACTTACGGTGGATACACCAGTCTTTCACGACAGGCTATTGAGCGCTCTGGAACCCCTCTTCTTTCTACTGCTTTTGAGCACATGGTTCGCCAGTACGCAAAGGCCACTAACGCTGCTGTTCGTGCGGCTCTTGTTGCTGGTTCTGGCTACCAGACTGCAACGCTTGCGGCCGACACCGGAGCCGGTTGGGTTGGCCTTGTGGTTGACGGTGCTGGTCTTATTCACGACAACGGCTTTGGCTCTGAGGCTGAATTCATCTTGGTTTCAAAGGATGTCTTTAAGCGTGTAGCCGTTATGGCTGACAGCTCAGGTCGTCCTCTTCTTGAGGTGAACGGCGATGGTTCAAACACCATCGGTTCTGCCGGACGTGCCCGTAAGGGTTCTATCTTCGGTCTGCCTCTTGTGGTTGACCCTGGTCTTGCTGCTAATTCTTGCTACATCGCTTCTAGTGATGCTCTCAAGGTTTGGGAAAGCGCGGGTGCTCCATTCCGTCTTGATGATGAGAACATCATCAACCTCTCTAAGGACTTCTCTCTTTACGGCTACATGGCTGTTGGTATCACCAACGTCAAGTCTGTCGTAAAGGTTGACGTTGACCTTGTCTGAGGTGTCAATTGATGGACTGGACAGACTTCAAGAAGTACGTCACTGGTAATGAGGCTACTTACGTAGTCACCGATGATGCTTATATTGAACAGTGTTGGGATGAGGCGGTAACGCTCGTCTCCAACTTTGTCGCAACGCAAGTAGTTCCACAGTCCATCATGGATAGGGCCGCTCTAATTTGCGGAGCGGCCCTCTATCAAATGAGAAAGACCCCAATGGGTATTGCTCAGTTTGGTGAGGACAATAGCCCTATCCGCCTTGCTAGAGACCCTATGCAGGGCGCTTATCCACTACTTAAGGCTTACATGGTGGTGGGTATCTGATGGCAACCCTAAAAGAACTACGCACCGAAATTGCCGAAGCCTTCAACGCTGCTGGCTTCAACGTGACTTTTGCAGTCTCCGGAACTATTGACCCGCCTGTTGTTGCGGTAACCCGAGGACTGTCTTTTATTGCTAGAGGAGACACCTTTGGCAAGAAACTTATTTCCTACGACGTGACATTTCTAATAGGCCCTGAAAGCAGCCCGGCTGTTGATGAAGCCCTAGACGCACTTCTACCGGAAATTATTACCGTCCTTGAGGACAGTCTCTCTGACTGGGACTACGAGGATATCCAGCCCTATTCATTCAGCATTGAAGGCCAAGAGGCCGTGTTGGGTGTTCGGGTGACCCTATCTATTGAAATTGAACTAGGAGGTTCATAAATATGTCAACACGCATTAAGGGTAAGGCCCTTTCCCTCAAGGTTGCAGACACTGAATACATGGCTGATGTTGCTGAAGTAACACTTCAGAATGAAGAGGCCGATGGAGACGTAACGACCTTTGCGGACGCTGCGGCTGGTGGTGCTGTTCAGTGGTTCTTTGATGGTTCTGCCGTCCAGAGCACCGACACAGCGTCATTCTGGTCTTACCTATGGGACAACACTGGTGATGAGGTTACTTACGTATTCGCTCCGCATGGAAATGCGAGCGCTTCATCTTCACAGCCACACTTTACGGGAAGCGTAAAGGTCGGCTCCAAGCCACCTGTTGGTGGTACGGCTAACGAGACCTTTACTTTTGACTTCCGTCTCGACTGCACAGCCGAGCCAACAAAGGTGACCGCGTAATTATGGCAGGCGTTCGGGTAACACTAGAGGGCTTGGGTCATGTGGTGGAAAGCCTAGAGGGCTTTTCAGCTAAGGCATCGGACTTGCAAAACGCCTTCCAGCGAATTGCGGGGTCTATCGACCGTAGTGCCCATGGCCTAGTTCCTAAGTTGTCCGGACGCCTTGCCGCTTCTATTAAGCCTTCTAAAGCTAAGAGCAAAGCAACGGTCCGAGCCGGCTCGGGTCGGGTGCCTTATGCCGGGGTCCAGAACTACGGCAACTATCACAACATTGAGGCCAAGCATTTTATGAATAAGGCCCTAGACCAGAACGAAGCTCGTTCGGTCACAGAAATTGAGCGGGAGCTAAACAGGCTTATCGCTCAGTTCCATCTAAATAACTAATTCGTTTAAGGAGCGAAAATGAAGTACACATCAGAAGACCTCACCTTCAAGGAGATGAGGCTTATCCGCAAGACAGCAGGAAAGGGCATTGCGGACCTAGACCAAGAGGACGCCCTTTATTACATGTTCTGGGTATTCAAGAACCGTGACGGAAAGTTCTCTCTAGAGGATGCCGAGAACGCATCACTTAGAGACCTCGGTGAGGTACTTGACCTAGACCCAAACCAGAATGGGGAGAAGTAACCTCCCCTGATGAAGATGATGAGCTGAGGCAAAAGGCTAACCTTTGCCTCTTGCTCCGTATCGCACCAAGCGAATACGACAACATGACCATTAGAGAACGTGACGCATTTTTGAAGGAGGCGAAGAGGCAGAAGCTCATTAAGTAACTGCGCAACATACATGGCAAGAAATAACATCACCGTTTCCGTGTTGGCTAACACGAGAAACCTAACCAGCGGCATCAGGAATGCCGCACAAACCACAAGCAACAGTCTTCGTGGTATTGCTACAAGCGCTAGAACGCACGTGTCTAGTGCTCTTTCAAGCATGCGTCAGTTGGCCGGTCCGGCTGCTCTAGGCGCCGGTGCTGCCATTGGTGCAACCCTTGTTGCGGGTCTCGGTGAGGCCATGGAACAGGGCAAAATTAAGGCACGTCTAGAGGCTCAGCTAGGGGCAACCCCGGCTGTTGCCGACAAGGTTGGTAAGGCGGCTGGAAAGCTCTATGCCAATGGTGTAGCTAACGACTTTCAGCAAGCTGCTGATGGTATCCGTCAGACAATGTCTGCGGGTCTCTTCCCGCCTAACGCCTCTGTTGCTCAAATTCAGAGCGTTTCTCGTAAGGCTCTCGACCTAGCTAACACCTTTGAGGTTGACCTAGGGCAGGCTACTAATGCTGTCGGTCAGCTTATGAAGACCGGTCTAGCCAAGAATGCTGATGAGGCCTTTGACGTCATCACCCGTGGGTTCCAGACAATGGGACCTAGAGCAGATGACTTGCTAGATACGTTCAACGAATATTCAACACAGTTCCGTCAGATGGGTCTTAGCGCCGCTGATGCCACTGGTCTTTTGAGCCAGGGCATGAAGGCGGGTGCTCGTGATACTGACGTTGTCGCAGACAGCCTTAAGGAATTCACCCTCATTGCGCAGGGTGGAGGAGAGAAGGTTGAGACCGCCTTCAAGAAGGTTGGTCTTAACGGCAAGGAAATGCAGACTGTCTTTGCCGAGGGTGGCCCTAAGGCTAAGAAGGCTCTAGACCAAGTATTCGACGGTCTACGTGCCATCAAGAACCCTGCCGAGAGAAACGCTACGGCGCTTGCTCTGTTCGGTACTAAGTCTGAGGACATGCAAAAGGCGCTTCTAGCGCTTGACCCATCAAAGGCTGTATCTGCCCTAGGTAAGGTCGGCGGCGCTGCTGATGATATGGGCAATAAGCTCCGCGATAATGCGGCGGCTAAGCTCGATATCTTCAAGCGCAAGTTGCAGCAAGGTGTAGTTGACTTCCTCTCTCAGAACGTTCTACCGGCCCTTGAAAAGACCATCGGTTGGGTTGGCAAGAACCAGGACTGGCTAAAGCCTCTGGCTCTAGGTGCCGGTCTTCTGGCCGTTGCTCTAGGCATCCTCGCTGGTGCTACTTGGGCTTGGAATGCCGCTCTTGCTGCTAACCCTGTTGGCTTGGTCATTGCCGGTATCGCTTTGCTTGTGGCTGCTTTTGCGGTCGCCTATGCCAAGAGCGAGACTTTCCGCGCCGGTGTTCAGAAGGTTTGGGAATGGCTAAAGGCCACAACCGGACCTGTCTTTGAAGCCATCAAGGAACTTATCTCGGCGGCTCTAAGTGCCATTGTTTCCTTCTGGAACAACCATGGCGCAACCATCATTGCGTTCGTTACACAAGCCTTCGGTTACATCAAGGGCATCATTGAAGGCGCAATGCAGGTCATCAGAGGAATTATCCAGGTTGTTACTGGTCTTATCTCAGGTGACTGGGGCAAGGTTTGGCAAGGAATTAAGAACATCTTCCAGGGCGTTTGGAAGGCTATTTCGAACTATGTGAAGCTCGTATGGTTGGAAATTAAGGGCTACTTCCGGGCTTACCTTACGGTCATTAAGACCCTTTGGTCTGTCGCCTGGAATGCTATTAAGGGTCTGGCTACTGGCGTCTGGAACGCCATCAAGAGCTTCATCTCTGGTGCTATCAATGCAGTCAAGGGTTACATCTCTTCTGGCCTTAACAGCATCAAGAGCACTTGGAACGGCGCTTGGAATGCTGTCAAGAGCTTTCTTTCAAGCGCATGGTCCGGCATCAAGACCATCGTTGCCAATGCCATTGTCGGCCTTGTAAGCAAGGTAAGAGGCGTCAAGAGCAGTGTCCTCGGTGCTCTTTCAGGTGCGGGTTCTTGGCTATACAGCGCGGGCAAGAACGTTATCCAGGGTCTCGTAAGCGGTATTAGGGCTATGGCGGGTGCTGCGGTATCCGCTGCCAAGAGCGTTGTGAAGGGTGCCATTGATGGCGCCAAGAACCTCTTGGGCATTCATTCACCATCTACTGTCTTCAAGGAAATTGGCCAGTTCACCGTTAAGGGTCTGGCTCTTGGTCTTGAGAAGACACAGGCAGTCAGAAAGGCCACTGTAGAGCTTGGTAAGACCGTGACGGATAACTTCGGTGCGCGTCTCTCTCTAGAGCCTGCTACGGCCGGTACAGCCGGTTTTGGCGGGGGCTCAGTAAACATCACCATCAATGCCGGGGTTGGTTCTGACCCTATTGCCATCGGTCGTGAGGTTGATAAGGCTCTCAAGGCTTACCAGCGTGCGAATGGGGTGCGCTAATGACTGACCTTATCGACAACCTTAAGTTGCAAGTTCAGACCGCTAAGCCAGATATCTTTGTTCTGACACTGTCTCAGCTAAACGCCTACAAGCTAGGTGGTGCGGCTGAGGCAGAGAATTATGAACCAAACACTGAATGGCTAGACATCCTCGGTGACACAACCAGCATTTCAATTCAGCGCGGCTCTAAGCGTGGCGACAGTATTGATACCGAGGTTGAAGTAGGAACGCTAGAGGCAAGGGTCTATGACGGAAACCTAGACCCCAATAACAACCCATACATCAAGATGGGTGTTCCTATTCGCCTACAGTCCCTTGTAGATGCCGAATGGGTAACGCAGTACACAGGAACTATCTCCCGTGTCCTTGTGTCCTATTCTGCCGACAAGAAGTCAACGGTAACCCTTTATGCGGTTGACCGTGTTAAGGACCTAGCGAACATTAACCGGGCGGGTGTCGTAGCAGGAACCTTTGCCGAGCGTGTAGAAGACCTACTAGCCAAGCATGGCATTGACTACACCGTGACAGGTGGAACATCAAGCCTTGCCGACAACAACTATGAAAGCACCCTCGTTAACCATCTGATGCTTGCTCAGAACACTGAGCTTGGCTCGGTCTTTGTGGACAAGGGGAACGTAGTCAAGGCTTACGGGAACGGCTCTTTGCCTACCTCGGAACCTGTCATCAACTTCTATGACACAGAGCACGAGGAGGACCCTCTAGCGGCCTATTACCTCGTTGATGGGTTCGGGGTTACCTATGACGACAGCATCATGGTTAACGACATCTTCGTTAGAAACCTCACCCGGGGTATCGACGAAGAAATGAATTACACCAGCGTTGAAACGGTCTACGGACCCTTTGCCAATAAGACCTCTGTAGCTACTTGGGGTTCTCGACAGACAGAACTAACTACCAACTTTGCTACCGAGGATGACGTAGAAGAATACGCGGCGGTGGTGCTTGATGAATTCGATGCACCAGAGCTACGCGTAGACAGCATTAGATGGAATGCAACCGAGCACGTTGACCAGGTTTCCGGCCTAGAGCTATTCGACCTAGTCAACATCGAATACAACAGCGAGGCTGTAACCATCAACAAGCCATTCCGTGTTCTGGCTATTGAACACGACATTACACCGGACGCATGGCTAGTCACCCTTGACTTGCTTGACGTCTCTTAAGGAGGAATTTGGAAATGCCTAATATGCAAAAGACGTTTGCGGACTACGAAGTATTGACCGCAGACGACGTTAACGACTATCTCATGAACCAGGTCATTGTGAAGGTAGATACAAGTACAGACCTAGCCTCTTTGCCAACCGAGGTAAAGGCCGCTTACGTAGTTGATACGGGTCTCACCATGGCAAGGGATAACACTGATGTTTGGGTGCCTCTTGGAGGTGTGGCCACGGTTAGCCCTACGGCCCCTAGCAACCCTCAGACTGGTCAGCTATGGGTTATGCCTTCACAGAGCCTTCCTGCCCCTGTACATGGCTCTGTATCAGGTGCGTCAGCAGCTATCACGGGTGTTAACAACACCTACGTTAACCATGGCTCTACGGTCGCTTTCAACAACACAACCGGGCGGGCTTTGAAGGTAGCCGTTTCTTACGGAAGCACTGTCACCATGCCATCGACCAGTTCAGACATCCGTATTCGTTGTGCTTGGTCGGGTGTGACTACCGGGGACACAGTTACAATGCTTGGCTCTAGCCTTATGGGTCTGAGCTATTACGGTTCTTCAAACGGCTCATATGTGCCGTTCTATGAGAACTGGGGTAAGACTTTCTACATCACTATCAATTCAGGTACAACCAACTTTAATTTTCAGGCAACCATCATCGCAGCATCAGCAACAAATATGCCGTCCATCGGTAATGCCGCTATCGCCATTGCACCTCTAGGCTTTGCAGACCAGTGGGCGTGATGTAAATGTCAATGCTCGTATGGAATGGCTCAGCTTGGGTGGACGCTACTTGGGTTCGTGTATGGGATGGCTCAGCTTGGGTCGCTCGTGTCCCTCACTTCTGGGATGGCGCTAATTGGATGCCAGAGGATAACCCTTACAGTCCTGGCACTATTCGTACAGACATCAATTTGACTTGGAATGTTGCCGCACCAACCCCGGCCGGTTCTTGGCATACAGCTACCAAGACATTCAATGCCACCTTTGGTCAGAGCTATAAGTCAAACGGCTCTGTGAATACCTACACATCAAACTTGATGCAGGGGTACTACAGCTCTACGAATGGTAACCAGAAGAGCCTTTGCGGCTTCTCTGTATCTGGTTTTCCATCAGGTGCAACAGTGACCGATGCAAAGCTAGTCCTTACTGCGGCTCAGTGGTACTACAACGCAGGTGGAACAGCCGTTATCGGTACACACAACAAGACATCTGCACCTACCTCTTGGTCTAGCTCAGGTGTAAATGATGACCGCTTCCGTTCTGACTTCAGCGGTACAGGAACAAAGACCATTGATGTTTCTAACACCATCGGACAGGAATTCGTAGCCGGAACCTCTAAGGGTTTTGTGTTCGGTCCCGGTCCATCTAATTCATTGGACTACTACGGCGGGTTTGTTCGCTCTGGCTCTGACAGGCCAGTCCTCAAGCTCACCTACAAGTGGTTCGCATAAGGAGGAAGCATGTCACTACAAGTAAGAAGTTCTAGCGCTAGCTCTCTAGGCTCACCTACCTCGGTGAGCCTTGGCGGCTACGCATCAAACACAGCACCCTCAGCATTTACAAACGGTTTCTACGACAGCATTAGTACTGCTGAGGCGGATGCACACAGGGTTGAATATCGATGCTTGCTCATTTACAACGACGGCGCCTATCAGGTAACAGGCATCACAGCCTCTATCATCAACCAACTTTCGGGGGGTGCCACTGTCGCTCTTGCTACCAATGGAGCATCTGCGGCGGCTGTCGCCTCATACAACAGTGGAACCATTGCCAATGACACAACAGCTCCAACGGTTACAACCGGGTGGGTCTCTACCTTGTCCATCGGTACATTGAATGCCGGACAGGTAAGACACTTCTGGCTAAGACGCACCTCTCTTGGCGACAAGGCGGTATCCGGAGACTATGTGAACCTTCGCATTGCGGGTCTGGAGGACATCCCCTGATGAATGAAGACCATGAGGTAGTTATTGCCTTGACCCGCATTGAAACTAAGCTAGATGCTGTTCTGACTGTTACGGCAGACCATGAAGCAAGACTTAGAAGGCTAGAAGAGAACGACCTAGGGCGCATCATCCCGTTCCTTATTGGACTGGGTACGCTTGCGGCTATCGTCATTGCCCTCTTTAAGTAAGACCACATTTCCTCTCCTTAAATGCAGAAGAACCCCTAACCAAACGGTCGGGGGTTCTTCTGGTTGTGCCTCTATTACGCTGGCAATTACCGCCAGTCATTAGGAATAACAGGCTGTGGTAGGATGAACCTGTAGGTTCAGGTTAGTGCGTATCTCTACGGGTTCATCTGGCACCCGTAGGTGCGCACTTCGTATGTCTTGACGTCCACTGCCCGACTCCGGTCACCGCTGCTCATGCGACAAGGGTAGGCGGTGCGTGAAGCAGGGCCGTACGGGTTACCGCTCGCCCTCCGTCCAGCCCTGGCGGCGCAGGACGGCTCCGACGTCCGGGGCCCGGTAGTGGTCGCCTTTGAGGACCTTGCCGTCGGCCCTGCGGGCGACCAGGCCGTCGGGGCCCAGCTTCGTCATGTTGGCCCGGTGGATCTCCGCGATCACGGCGTCGAGGTCGATGCCGTGGACCAGCGCTGTGCCGTACGCCACGTACACGATGTCGGCCAGCTCGTGCGCCAGCCGGTCCAGCGGGCCGGTGACCGACACCTCGGCGACCTCCGCGGCCTCTTCCGCGAGCAGCTCACCCCGGTGCGCCGCGAGCTGCGGGGAGACCTCGGCAGGCGTACTGCGGGTGTCGAGGCCGAAGGCGAGATGGAATTCCCGGACGAGGTCGACGGGCGAGGCGGCGGCCGAGGGAGGGCCGGAGGGAGTGGCGGAGGCAGAGGTACCGGGGCACAT